GTTGGCCTTGGGCTTTGATCTCCACCCGCAGGTCGTCTACGCCTTGGCGGATGTGATTGACCGTGGCCCTTAGTTCCCCATCCTCGGCTCCATCCTGCCGGATTGTGCGCGACCGACCCAACCAGCCCAGGATGATGCCGGAGAGGGCTGCCGCGGCCGATATGATCACCGCCCAGTCCATATGTCCTCACCCTTTCTGTGGCAAAAAAACACCCCTTTTTTTCGGGTGTTTTTGTCACCGTCTCACCTCTGCGCTAATTTGTTTCAATTCTTGCTTGATTTTTTTGATCAATGTTGGTGCCGACTGTCCAAAAGTCACAAGCAAGTTAAAACCGCCTGGTTCGTAAATTTCTTTTACCTCAGTAATCCGTGCGTTACGTGTCACTCCCCAACTCGGATTTTGTACTGTCACCACGTCGCCAAGATCCCAGTCCTTCTCATATTGAAACGGTGAGTGCGTCAAAACCTGACCCTCTAAAGCAAAGACCGCAGCATATTCAGCAAGATATTGCTGACCACGGCTTATCAAATCGGCAATTATTTCAGATTCTGGTCTTGGTTGTGGTGGATCGTCATCTGTTTGCTCTGAAATGTCCCTGGCATCGACAAAGATTTCCAATCGGTCTAGCCCATCGGCCTCGCCGACTTCGACGATGCGCCTGTCCACACCCTCGCCTTGCCCGCCAACGTAAGCAACGTTACGGTAGTTCAGTCGGCTGTCGGTAAGGTTTAGGTTCCGCACCGCGCCAAACTCCGGCGATATGATTACCGGCGGTCGGGACGCTTGTCCAGCCGTCAAATCGCGCCCCTCTACGACATCGAATACCAGCGACAGGCTATCGTATTCCAAGGATACAACCCAACCAAGGCCGGTCATTGTGGAGATTGCCTCGATCTCCTCGGCCAAGTTTTTGTATCTGGATTGCCATGATATGTGCGGTCCTCGACCGCCATTTGGCGCAAGCGTAAGGAGCGGGATTGCACGCCGTGTGTCGGTCGGATCAATTACGTTTCGATTAACATAATGCTTGATCACGGTTTCCGCGTTGCCAGACTTATTATCATACGCCGTGTGTTCCGGCGGCACTGTGAGCCGCTGGCTAAGGATTGACTTTGCTTCATATCCTTTGATCTTCCACACTTCACCGCCTCGCCCTGATTCGTCGAGTGTGATCTCGCGGTGTCGAATGATACCGATTTTGTGGGTGTCGGATCCAAGCAATATCAAGTTGCCTTGTTCCAACTTGTCCGTGTGTTGTTTGTATCGGTTGATCGTAAGTTCAAACTCCCCGATGCTGTGCCAATTGCGTGTAAAGATCAAAGATTCATAACCGTCAATCTCTGCAAGCAGTTGAAGTGTCGGCGAGAAGATGCGGACAGGTTTCATCCTTCTGAGCCCCCGTCATCGACGATGATTAGTTCACCGTCGACAAGCCCCAGACGATGGTACTGCTCGCGCCAGTTTTCGCCTAATAGTTCAATTAGGCGGGATTCTTCAAACGGCAGAACGATTTCGTCGGGATTGTCGCTCCAACCCATGACTTCTCCGTATCCAATCATGCGATTGTTAACAAAATAGCAGTAGATAATCATCTAAATCACTCCCTTAAAAGTATAATCCCAGTTACACCAATTCTACCGCCACCTTGAGCGTCTTGACAGTATATCTCTAATGTTTGAATTCCATTATAATTTGAAATATCAAAAATCCGTTCAGTCCATGCCCCGGCATCATTGATATTTAGTAATATAGTTGACCCTATTTTCACCTGAAGGCCGGCAGGATAAATGCCACTTATACGGCCAGTATAAAGTCTTAGTATTTTGTAATCAGTAAAATCTAAATTTAAACGAATTGAGCTTTCCAAGTCTATAGAAATAACTCTACTATTTTTATATCTTTCTGGAGAAGAGGCAGATAAAGTTACACGTTCTGTTGTCTTTGTTATATTGTTAAATAATTGTTGAAGTACGTTTTCTCTCGTCTCATACGGCTCCGCACCCCAAATGAGTGAATCTGCATATGGGCTGCCAAGTGCTTTTGTCAACCCTCCTGGATAGCTAAAAATCCTGCCAAAAATACCATCCACATAATCACTAAACACCATGGCTTTAAACGCTTGGTAATTTTCCACAACATTTTCAACGACATCAGCATTTTGCCACCATTTTTCGTAATTTTCTGCCACATACTGTCCACCTGTCACAAAAGAAACACCATCGTAGTTGATGTATTCCGGGTACAACTCAGCAAAATCCTTCCGCATGGCGTAACTTGTCATGCTGTAAATGTACCCATCAGACCCGACGCCTATCTTGCCGATGATGATTCGCCGAACGATTGTCCAGTCACCTGCAAGAGTAGAAAAGCGTTTCATCACATTTTCCTCAATATCAAACCAGTAATCCCCATCTTTGGGGTTACTTGGCATCGTCCGGGAATGGTAAACATCGACCATCGACTTGTCGTCCAGACCGAACGTAATCCGATCGTCCGGCTCCAATTGCGCCCAAACCCAAAAGGTTTTATTTTCGTTCCCAGGTGGAATAACAAGCGTCGCAACGTCGTAATGCCGGACTGTTTTATTCGCGTAGAACGGCCCTTTTCGACCAAGTGCAAAATTGAGTACCAGACCCGTCCACCCGCCGACAATCCGCAAAACGTTTGAGTTGGGTTCGGCTTGCAAAAACGCAGGTCGTCCGTTGTTCGTGTAATACGGCCCGCTGAGAATGCAATTCGACAAATACAAATGCGGCGGCGCACCGTCAAACTCTTCCGGCATCCGCACAATCCGAAAACCATCGTCGCGAACAATCTCCATCGTTAGACCTCGACCCCCATGGCCGTAAATTCAAAGTTCCGCCCGTCTGTAATGACAATCAGCTTTGTTCCTGCGTCGAGAATGATTTTCTCCTGTGATTTGAGCATGTGTTTTGCATCCAACACGCCGTCAAAAATCCTTGTTTTCAGCCGCGTTGTGTTAAAAACCGGCAATGCAGACCCAAGGTAGTGGATCATCTTGTCGTCGTATTCCGTCGTTTCAACTTCCGTCAGCAACACTTCCGCTCCTGCCTGCCGGCCATATACCCGATACCCGACGGCTCCAGGAACAGCATCCCACGTCAACCGAACATAATTTTCCTCATCGAACGTCTCAAGGCAGTCCGTCACCGTCACTGATTCGGATGCCAATGTTTCACCGGAGTGATCGAACGCGGTTAAACGGTAAGAATATTCAAACGTTCCGCCTTCGTGTTTGCCCACCTTCGTTGCCGTCAATCCGGTCGGGATTGGAAGAGCTTCTCGATTTTTTTCTGCTAGCGCAATGATCAATTTTGAGTTGACATGACTTCGGTTGTAGACAAGCAAGTTCACAATTGCTACTCTGGTAGGTTCGTTGACCCAGTCGCGCCAAGTGAGCGGCTCAACGTCGTTTAAAATCCACATGTTCGCAATCCTCCCTTCATCCGAGCACAATTGCCTTTTGCATGGCTACTTTTCGCGCGTACGCTCTCGTACTTTCTTGATCAAACTCTCGAAGGATTTCAGCAAGAACACTTTTCCATTCAGCTATAATATCATCAGTTGGAATCTCAACGAGAGACGAAGCTACCCCGCATACAGATTGATTGAGCCTTTCGTCAATAATCTGTGAATCATCAATATACGCTTTACCGGCTGTAACGAAGATTCGCGCAACAGATAATTCAAAAACCTCCTCATTTCGAGTGAGCGGCGGCGGCGTCGGTTCCTCCGCCGGAATCCCCTGTGCGATGTACGCGTAAATACGGCGTTCTTCTTTCCTGTTGTCTAACCGAATCACAACTCTATCAAAACGGCTTCGTGTGGCGTCCGGGAGAGCAACGGTCAGTGGCAAGTCGGTAGTGTTGATGTAAACTTTCCCTTCAATGAACGCACTTCCCGGTTCAAGAATCACTCGCATTGTCCCGCCTTCCGGTCGCACGCGAAGGCTTGGGACGTTGTTTTTGTGAACAACACCATTGCTCACCAACTGCTTGTAAAAATTAGCAAAATCTTGAGCAGAGTAGCTTCTGTCTGGAATGCCGTCTATCCATTCAGCATCGAACGGGAAGGAAAACTCTGCCATGTTCATACCCCCGCATACCGATTTCGATATTTTACGGCTAATTTTACTTCCGCACCACTATCGTCTGCGAAAAATTCAATCAGATTTTCCCCCGGTACTAAGCTGAAAAGAGTAGAGTCTAAATCGATATAATAAAAGGCATTTTCAAACGTCCCGTCTTGCCGTTGAATCTCAATTCGCTTCCGTCCAAAGCTGGTATCAATCCGCAAGATGTCACCTTCCGCCAAATCCCGACGGATCAGGATAAATTCACCGGTAGTGTGGTTGACAATGCGAGGATTTCGAGCAGGTCCGTAAAACTCAAGCAATAACGGTGTATCAACGTCTCCTGTGTTTATGATTAACATTGGATTACCACGTTTTGTAAACGTAGTCGGAGTTACAATTGGAAATGTCAAGCCACCGATAAAATCTGCCAACACTTGCTCGGTGTCAAATATGTCCATCCAATACGGGTCAGGACAAAGTAATGTGATTAAAAACGATTGCGCCATAATCCCGCCACGCCGGTCTGGAAATACCGGCGACGCATCGGCAACGGCTTGAATCTCCTTCCGACCACCATCGTATTCATACCGAAGTATTCCGGGACCAAGTTTTGGATTGAAGACTCGTGCCATATCTCTTCGCAAATCAAAAAGCTGCTCACGGCTCGTTGGCAAAATCACACCTTCGATCGTCAATTGCCGAGCGTTCAAGGACGTATCAATGTATGTCACACCGTCTTGATATGGTGCTTTTTGGGTTTGAATCTCACCATCCACGCCGCCGGTACCCTCTAACCCGGTAACAATAATCGGCGGCGAATCACCCATAACAATACTTTCGCCTTTTGAATTCGTAAATGTAAGCTTTCTCATATTCCCCACTCCATTGCAAGTTGCCGACTAACTCGTTGCAACTGCCGGGCTGTCTCAGACGGCGAAAGCGGTGTCGGTGCTTGGATTGTGACGTTCTGGATAATCGTCCGTTGCCCTGGGCCTTCGGCGGCGGTCGCTGTAGACACAGAGGGCTTGGTTTGAACCTCCCCAGGGATGACGGCGGCCACTAAAGCTGTTGCTTGTTGCTTTACATAGTCGATCGAATCTTTGATCCCAAGAGCGAACCCCTCACCGGTGTATCTACCGTACTCGCGCATCACCTTAGACGGCGAGTCAATCCGGAGTGCCCGACGAAGAATGCTTTTCACGCGATCGACAAGATCAGATACAGTCTCAATGACGCGCTGGATCATGCTTTTGACCCCTTCAATAAAACCTTGCATCATATCCCGGCCATATTGATACGCTGTTTCCGGCAGACTGGCCAGCCATTCTAATGCCTTGCCGATACCAGTTTTGATTGCCTCCACGACGCCGACGACAGTCGTTTCAACTGCGACCCGCATTTGGTTGAACATTTCGACGCCGATGGCGTACAACTTCCCAGGAAGTTCCCAAAACCACGCAATCAATGAATTCCATGCGTCTTTTATCCATGCAATTAAGCTGTCGAGAATCTCACGGACAACAGCCCTGAATTGCTCCCATGCACTCACGGCTGTCTCTCGAATCCGTGCCCACGCTCCGGCCAGAATAGACTCCAGCAATTCTAAGGCTCCGATAAAAACCTGTTTGATGCCTTCCCAAATGTTGGAAAAAGCATTTTTCAAATTTTCCCAAATCGCAATTGTGTCTTTCCGAAGTCTTTCAAAATCGCCAGTAACAAGGTTGAGGATCAACAAAAGTGCACCAGCAAAAATATTTTTGATCGCTTCCCAAACACCAGAAAAGTATGTTTTTAAACCGTCTAAGATTGGTTTAATTGCTTCAACCAGATTAGTAAATGTCTTTTTAGCCACATTAACTAGGTCATTCCATGTTTTAGTGACGCCATCCCAAACGCCAAGTAAAAATGCTACGATTCTATCGAATGTAGATGTTACACCATTCCTAATCGCCTCCCACGCATCCGAAAGAGCAGATGTAATACTATTCCACGCCGCCGATGTAACGGAAACTACGCTGTCCCACAATCCCGCAAAAAACTCAGAAATATGCCCCCAATTTTTCACGATCAAAAAAGCCGCACTGGCAAGAGCGGTTATCGCTGCAATCGCAATACCTACTGGACCAGCAATTCCGGCTATAGCAGGCCCAAAAGTTCCAATGAACGACATAATGGAGCCCAGCGATGCAGCGAACATGCCTAAAACAAGCAACAGTGGTCCAATTGCCGCAGCCAATGCAGCAATAACAACTATAACTTGCTGAACACCAGGTGGTAGTTTCGCAAACCAGTCAACCACTTGCTTAGCAACCGCAACGATAGATTCAAGTGCTGGTTTCATGTGCTCATAAAGCTGTAAAGCGACCCCTTCAATAGCACTCTTAAGCTCAGTCAACCTACCTTTAAGGTTGTCCTGCATTTGTTTGGCCATACGTTCAGCGGCACCGGTGCTATTATCGATGGCCGTTGCTAGTTTCTGGTAATCCTCCTCGCTCGCGTTGATAATCGCGAGCATCCCACTCATAGCTTCTTGGCCAAAAATGATAGAGGCATATTGAGCCTGTTGCTCGGCAGTCAGCTTGGAAAAAGATACCCGAAGTTGATCCATTACATCGCGGAAGGGAAGCATGTTCCCTTGGGCGTCTGTCAACCTAATTCCAAGCTGTTCCATTAGCTTTGCCGCTTCTCCAGTAGGCTTAACCATTCGAGTAACGGCCCCGCGCAACGCCGTCCCGGCCTGGCTTGCTTTGATCCCAGCGTTGGCCATCAATCCGATGGCAAGTGCCGCATCCTCGGCTGAATACCCCAACGCACCGAAAACGGGCGCGACATACTTAAACGTCTCGCCCATCATGCCAACGTTGGTGTTGGCATTGGAGCTTGCCGCCGCAAGGATGTCAGCAAACCGGGCCGCATCGGCGGCTTGCATCCCGAACGCCGTTAGGGCATCCGTGACAATATCCGAAACCGTACCGAGTTCTTCGCCGGATGCAGCGGCAAGGTTCAGGACGCCGGGCAGGCCATCCAACATTTGCTGTGTGCTCCACCCAGCCATCGCCATGTACTTGAGAGCTTCGGCGGCCTCACTGGCGGAAAACTTTGTGGTCGCACCCATCTCCTTGGCTTTCGCCGTGAGTGCGGCCAAATCGTCACCCGTTGCTCCGGAGATAGCCGCAACCTCAGACATGGCGGCCTCGAAGTCCATGCCGGTTTTGGCAATAACCGCGCCTAATCCAGCAAGAGGCGCCGTGACTTTTGTAGACAAGTTCTTCCCAATGTCGGCCATTCGTTCGCCGACCTGCTTCAGCTTATCCCCGGACTCTTTCATCCGCTCTCCGAGCGATTTCACCGCCGGCTCCATGGCACGTAGCTGCTTTTCCAGCTTTTGTAGCTCCTGCTCGGTCTTCACGACCTCCCGCTGGAAGGCCCGATATTGCGCTTCACTAATCTCGCCACGCCGGAATTGTTCATTTACCTGTTCCTGTACCGCTCGTAGACGCTCAAGCTTTTCGCGGGCGTTGGCAATGGCATCTCCAAGTAGTTTCTTTTTCTGCGCTAACAGTTCAGTATTTTTAGGATCTAATTTTAAAAGACGCTCAACTTGTTTTAATTCACTTTGAATATCACGAGCTCTTTTATTTACGTCACTTAAGGCTTTCGCTAACCCCGTGGTCTCCGCTCCAATGACAACGTTAATTCCTTTGATTGTTTCGGCCACGCGCCTACTCACCACCTTATAAGGATGGTATAATTTCCTAAATACTAAAAATTATGGGGGCGTTGATTGTGGCTTCGATATGGGAACCTTGTCCACGATGCGAATCTAAAAGAGTCGAAGTAAGGGGAAAGTCATTCTGGTTTCTAGTCCCGTTTGCAAGTGGTGGTTGTTTGGTTTGGCTCGGTCTTTTGTTTCCGCTTTTATGGATCCTTGCAATTTTGCTTATCCTATTGTCTCCTTTAGGTTTTTTCATGCCAAAAGTTTTGCATTGCAAAGATTGTAACTACAGCTGGAAAGCACCAAAAAAGCAGCTTGAAACCCCTGCCAATTGAGGCAGGGGTTTTTACATGCGATAAAATGCGTCAATGTCTTCCTGCGTCGCCTCGCGCGGCGCATCCGGATCGTCGCCCAGGTAGGCATAGGCAAGATCAAAAAAATCCTGCATTGTAAGCAAATCGAGCTCAGCCATGCTGAGCCCGATCCGCCGCGCCAGCGCAATGATGTTAATATCTGTGCGGTCGCACCGATTGCCAACATTACTTCTTGGCCGCCGGTACCACGGTCTTTCCTCCACGAAAAAAGATTTTCTGGGCTTCCTCCATTACAGCAGTCAGAAGATCAAGATCAAAAATGTTGATGTCCTCATTCTCCTCAAGCCAGTGGACAAACGAAGGAAACTGACCTCCCGTGCCAGAAGCCGTTCGCGCCAATGTCCAGATGAGGCGGAGAAATGCAATAGAATCTAACTTACTCAGGTCTAATTTGGAGAGATCAACCTCTCCGTCGTTCGATAATGCCTGAAGCCCGGCCAGCCCTGTCACCATGCCGACCAAATCGGCGAGCAGGTCCCGGCCAAATTCCTGATGATAATACAAGAGGCTCAGGACCGATCCCTTGAGCCTCAGTTTTTTGTCTCCGACCTGCACCTCGCGCATCATTCACCGCCTCCAAATGCCGGCAGATATACTGAATCAAAAAAGCTGTCAAACACATCTTTGTTGGTGTCGGACAATTCAATATCCCCTTTTACAATCATGCGCCCATTGATTTCAATCGGGCTAACCGTAATCGACAGAACATCCGTCGCTGGCGTAATATTTTCTCCCTTGGTTTGACGTTCTTTGCCAGGCCTGGCTGCCGTGCAGTGATAATATACAAAACGGCGGTTACGCTTATCCCCCAACACCTGCCCCAAAAGGGCGAACGGTTTGGGAATAGCATCGGAAACTTCGATAATTGCCCCGTTGGCATCAACTTCCCATCCCATCATCTCAGCCAAAACCGCATCGGGGATGTTGGCCACTTCTAACTCACCGGTATAGCCATTATTGCTCGTTGCGACGAAGTACGCCGTATTATCGGCGTAAAACGTCGATGTTTCACCGGCAGGCGTCGGCGTCCAGCGTACGGCACCCAGGATGGGAATAGGTTTTTTCCAGGCTGGTTGCATCGGACTGGTCTCATCCAAAAAGGCGATGTGGACTTTTTCAAGACCGAATGTGACTTTGTTTTGGCTCACGTTATCACCCCACTAATTGAACTTCGTAGATGACTTGGTACAGCTTTTCTTCTTCGAGAAAAGTCTCAAGCTTGGAATACGTCAAACCAAGCTCTTTCAGCTTGTCCTGCACCTTTTGTTCGGCCGAAAGGTCTTTTTTGCTCGTGTACAGTTCCACTTGAAAATTGCTGATTTCGAAGTAGTTAACGTTGTCGGCCATGAAATCGTTGGAATAAGCAAACTGATAAGTTATAAACGGCGGGCTAACAGGCGACGTAAACGAGCCATAGGCTACCGGCATCCCGAGACTTTTCAAAGCCTGGTAAAGCTCTGCTTGGGTCAAACTCATCACCCGCCATTCTTGATGATTTTTCTGATTTCTTCTATGAGCCTGGGAACATACTTATCGTACGCGGGCCTGAGATGCGGTCGAGCAGCCACCCGGCCACCGCCACGCTTGGCATGACCGAATTCAAGCAAGTGCACCAACATGTAGCGGCGCCGATTCCAAACGAAACGCCGCACCCGCCCAGGCTCATCTCGGTTGGTCTTCACAAATCCCCGACGATATTTGCCGGTGCGCTTCGGAGCGGTACGCTTCACTTCCTCGAGGACCTGATCGGCAACCTCGTCCACCTTTTTCTCGACCGCTTCCGACACGTCTTCAGTGTACTCCCGGACCGCTTTGGTAATTTCAGCGGCCAACTGGTCAATCGGTACGTTAGCCATCGGCGGCCACCCTTTCGCAGGTAATCCTTGTCTTCTCGCCGCGCTTCTCCGTGCGGATAACACGGTACACAACGCCATCATGTTTCAGGCGATCCTCGCCCTGGTACTCAAAGCTGTAGATTTCAAACCGCTTTGCCGGCCGCAACCCAGTGGCCGCAGCGTTGTAAAATTCTTCGCTCGTCACGGCCAGCTCATTCGCAAACACCATCCGCTCCGTCACAGTTTCAACCTGGTTGCCAATCTCGTCCTCAGTCACGGTAACGGATAACAGGTAAATCACTTGGTCATGTCGCACCGTCGCTCACCGCCGGTGCCTGCGTATACTCGGCCGACAGCGTCAAATGTGCTTTGAGCATGTCATACGACTGCTGGAACCGCTCGGCCTCCGGGTTGTCGAAACCAAAATGTGCCTTGCAGTAAACCGTGATGGCCCGCTTGATAAGCGGGTCATTTTCGTCCTGTGCCTTGTTTTGAGAAACGCCCGACAAGATCAAATCCTGCCGGGCAGCATTGATCAAATCTTCGACTTCTTTGTCAAAGGCGCTGCTGGTAATCCGCAGCGCCAATTTCACGTCGTCCAGCAGCGCCATCTATGCCACCGCCTTACTCAGCTTTTTTCTTGATCAGCACGACGCCGTTTGGATCGGCCAGCTTGCCGTCGGCAATCATCGTCGCCTTCGAGATCCACTCATCGGTATTTTCGTCGAAGTAGCGGCGGTACGTGATCGCCATGTTCGAGTTCACCATGTAGTCGCTCAGCCGCACCAGGATGCCGACCACTTCGCCAGCGTCCGCCTCGTCGATGGACGGCAGCAGGTCTTCGACGGCGATGACTTCGCGGCCGAGGAACCGTTCTTCGATCGTACCATCCAGACCGTAGTTCACGCGGGCGATCGGCTGTCCGGTGGTGTCCGTCATACCGACAATGTATTTATGCCAGTCGGCGTCGTTCATAATGAGCACCACGCCGGAGCGGTACGAACGCGGAACCTTCGCAAACACCGCCGGCCAGGTTTCGTACTTTCCGAATTCTTCCGGCGACAGCGTGGCCACCCGGGAAGACGGAACATTGTGGTTCGCGATGCCGAGCGGCTGGCCGGTGCCGGTGCCGGAAATGATGGCGGCGTCCAGCGCCTTGACCATCGCCTCGGCGATGTTGTCGGCCACCGTCGCCTCGAACACCGGCAGCGCCACCGTACCAGCAACAAGCTCAACAGCCACGCGGACTTGCAGCTTGTGATAGGAGAAGCTGATCTTCGCGTTGACGACCTTCTTCTGCTTTTCCGCCACTTGACCGGCCGCAAGCCACACCGCGGTGGGTTTCGCCGTCGAAACCGGGATTTCCACACCGCCTTGGATGCTGGTCTTTGTCACGCGCGACCAGATGCGGCCGACTTCCTCCATCTTCTCGACGATCCGATTGATGATCGTCGTTGGGATGACGGCGCCGATGTCGCTCGGCAGCGTCGTTTCGTCCGCCCGGAACTCCAGCAGATCCGACTTCTTGCCGCGCGTTACATATTCCATGAACGCTCGGCGATATTCCATCGTGTCATGCGGGTCTACTTCACGGACCTCGACTTTTTCCTCCCGGTTGAATCCATCAACCTTCCGAGCTTCCACCTCGCCCGCTTGAATGCCGGCTGCCATATCAAGCCTGCGTCGTAATTCCTTTTCTTCTTCGGCCAACGATTTCAATTCGGCTTCGATGGCATCCAAATCTGCATTTTCGTCGTTTTCCAAGATGTTTCTCAATTCAACTTTTCTAGCCTCGATTTCTTGCAACCGTTTTTTGATATTCACCTTTACCACTCTCCTTTACAGATATGTTTTCATAATCAGCACCCTACGCCGTCTCGCAGCGGCCTCCGCCGCCTGGCGCTCGGCCTCCGCCTGCGCCGCGAACCAGCTTCGCGCGCTGATATATGTCTGGTCGTATGCCGGGGTATCCACCGCCGACACGTCCCAGATTCGCTTGAATCGTAGAATTCTGCGAGTACGTGTATCACGGTCATATTCGTCTTTGTCGACCGTGAAAGCGAAGGACATCTTGTCCACGTCGCCCCGCCGGATGAGCTCATACAAATCCCGGCCAGCGGTCGTGTTCGCCAGCCGGGCCCTCACAAGCAGACCATGATCGTCCGGGATAAGCTCGAGTGTCTTGTTGCGGGTTCGCGCCATCACCATGACGCTGTTCGAGTGATTGTATTTGAATGGCACATCCCGCAGATCAGCGCCTTCCAGCGCTCCGCGGGCAATGACCTCGTAATATTTGACACCATCGATCTCGTACATAACGGTCGGACTTTCATAGACGACGGCTCGACCTTCGACGATCATTTCACCGTCATCCGCAGGCTCCAATGCCCGAATCTCCGCCATTCGGATTTCCCGTTGCGGTGCCGAAGAACGCCTGCCTTCCCATTGCGCCAGGCAAATCGCATACCGCTGCGCTTCGTCGGAATACTCAGCCAGCATGGTTTCGTCGGACATGCAGCGCTGGATGAATTCATCCTTCGTTTCGTTCTGCTGCGGAACCGGAATCGGCATCGTCGCCACCTCCTTCATCTGTTTCCGTCGTTGGCCGGGTGTCCAGCCGGCGGATCGGCACGTCTCCGCCTTCGATAGGCGCCAGATTGAACACTTCTCGCCACTCGTTCGGAGTCATGGCGCCGCGGTCAATCAACGAAACAAGCGCCAGCTTCGTGCTGACGCTTGCATATTGGAGCCGGTTGGCCTCGAACACGATTTCGTTACCATGTCCGATCTCCCGGTCAGAGAAAAGTTTTGTGGTGAATTCCAAGCTGAGCTGCAATGCAATGGGCTCGATAGTGGACTCGTAGAATGCGTTCCACTCGTCTTCCGTGTACTTGCCCATGACGATGTTTTCGCTGACGCCGAAGTACCGGAACACTGTGTCCCGCAGCTCTTTCATCTGGTCGGCGTCAATCATCTTCGGGTCGTTTTTCAGTTCAATGTACTCTGCTTTCTGGTCCAGCGCCGCAATGCCGCCGGCGTTCTGCACCGTTAAATACTCCTTCACAAACCTATCCCTCTGCGCCTGGATATCGCTTTCCTTCAGCATCCCCGCAAACTTCAAGATGCCCCTGAGATGCGCAGACGTCTTCACCGCTTGGGCCAGCCCTTCCCGGGTCGTGTGAATCACAGACAAAGTTGTGTTGAGCGGCTGATTTGGGCTGCCAAGCACATCGTTATCGTAAAAGTGGCGCCGCAGGTGGATGACATCGGAATAGGGCAGTACCACGTTGCCCTGATCGGCAAAATAGAATTTCACATACAGTTGCCCGCGCTCGTCCTCCAGAATGTCGGCGCCCACGCAGTTGACCGGCCAGATCGCCACTAGCTGCCCGCCTTCCCACTGCGGATAGGCAAAAGCGTTGTTATCCAGCATGACTGTGCTGACCATCTTGTAGAGAAAATCATAGGCGTTCATTCGCGGATTCGGCCGAACTTGGAGCAACCTTTCGATATGACCACCAACCGGGACAATATCTCCATTTACTCGGCGAATATGCCTTGCCTTGAGCTTGGCGGCGTTTCGAGCGATGGCATCCACGGCGGCCCGCACCACATCAGCTTCGTATGGCCGGTTTCCCCACGGTGTGAATATCGGCGTGTAGCCGGCCATAACCTTGACCTGGGAGAGGCCGGTGCGCCTCGCAAACAGGTTTCCAAATATTCGTTGTAGCCAATTACGTTGTTCCACCGGACCACCTCCCCTAAATCAATGCTTTGTAGTCTTCCAAGTGGTTAAACAGCACGGTATATGCGATAAGCAAAGAGACAGCGCCGTCAATGCGCTGTCTCTGGTTATGGCCTTTTACAGGTCGAATATTATCATTTTCGTCGCGTTTTACGCTTGTGTTCGTCAAACACCATTTCAGAATCGGGTTGTTGTTGTAATTGATCCGCTTTGCCATCAAGTCAGCCGCAAGCTCTTTCATCGGCCGACTGAGTGTTTGAGCACCCTGTCGGACAACTTCCATACGGAACCCATATGCTTCCATCTCATCCACCCAATACTTTGAATTCCAGGGGTCATAACCAACCCATACCGGATGGATGCTATATTCGTTCACCATCCGCAAGAACCACGCCGTGACATCGCTGTACCGGACTTTGTTGCCCTCACACAATGTAAGCAGCCCGCGTTCGGCCCATTTGTCATAAGGGATCTTATCCTCTTTGACCCGCTGCTCCACCAGCTCCGCCGGAAGGAAATATTGCTGGAGGCAATAGATCTTTTCACTGCCCGGTTTCATAATGAGCAACGTCGCGCAGGTCAGGTCCGTCGTGCTGGACAGGTCAGCACCACCCACAGCGTAGGTGTCACGGATGTCGTCCATCGTGAACGTCTCTTCGTTGTTAATTTGATCGAACGTAAGCCACGTCCCAGCCACCGTGTCGCGTAGGTTGAAGTCCTTCGTGAGCACAGTCGGCAGGAAATCCGGATCGTTCTTCGCCCGCTCCACATTCGCCGCGAGCTCGTTGTAATCCTTGATCGTGCCCAGCCCGGGATTGGCCTTCTCCCACATCCGGTAGTCAGTCCACTCCGAGCGGTCGTCCAGCTCGTAAATAAACGCCAGGAACCGTTCATCCTCGACGATTCCGTCCAGCACATTGCAGGCGTACTCGTAGATGCTGTCGTAAATGCACTCTCGCACAAAACCAGCCGTCGTGATCATATCGAGCAGCGGTTGCTCCCTGGCCGTCATTGCCTGCTTGATTACGTCGTACAGGTTGCGGTCCTTGATTGCGTGGAGCTCATCCATGATGGCATAGTGGACATTCAGCCCGTCCAGGCTGTTGGAGTCAGACGCCAACGGTTCGAACTTCGAGAACGTAACCGGGAAATACAAGTCAGTCTTGCGCTTCTTGATATGCTTGCTAAGCGCCGGCGACTGAACGACCATGTTATACGCCTCGGTCCAAACAATTCTCGCCTGGTCTTTCTTCGTGGCGACACTGTACACTTCGGCGCCGCCCTCACCGTCGGCCACCAGCATGTAATTTCCAAGAGCCGCTTTCTCAGTCGACTTCCCGTTCTTCCGACCAATAATGGTCAAAACTTCCCGCGCCCGTCGCAAGCCAGTCTCTTTGTGTACAAATCCGTAAACTGCTTGGATTTTAGCCTTTTGGAAGAGCTCCAGCTTCACCGGTTTTCCAGCCCATTTGCCTTTCGAGTGCCGGCAAAATCGCTCGATAAACTCAATCGGCCGGTTTGCCTTCTCCAAATCAAAAACCCACGGGTCACGTGGGTTCTCTAGCTCATCCACTAGTTTTTGATACTGCTGTTTCAGGCGGCGGCAAGCTTGGATTTCGCCGGATTGAATCTTTTCCCAGTATTCCAGAATGTAGTTTTTCATTTCTTGACACCTTTGACGAATTCCATCAGCTCATCGGTTGCGGTTTTCTTTTCCTCTTCCGGCAGCAGATCGAAAAGTGCCTTGCACACCGCCGTGTAGTTCCGGACCATCGTGTTGTACGTCTTCGCTGCCGGGTGTTCACGCAAAAGTCGCTGGCTGCCCTGTTCAAACAGCTCCACCGGACCATCTTCGTTCATGATGGCCTGCAACTCGGACAGTGTAGCAACCATAAATGCGGCCTGAGATATTAACCCTTCGGCCATTTTCTTTTTATCTTCCGGTAAACCTTTCAATATCCGCTTAAGTTTCGACTTTTCTTTCTTAATCAACTTTTCTTTGTCTATTTTTTCCATGTATCATCACCGCCAATCCATACCCCCGTCGTACAAGAAGCTCGTTCCGGGGAAAATGTGAGGCCCGCGCCCGGTCCCAGGCAGGCGTCACTCACCATAGACCAGGGGGGTATCCTCGCCGAGGGCCACGATGTCCACCACCTTCGAATCAACGACAGCTACATGTTCGATTCCGAGTTTCTCTTTCATTTCTTCCTCCAATTTCCTTTTCTCTTCATCGCTGGCAAGCCCGGATAACTTCACAATCAGCTTCATCTTCGCACCTCCACCAAGTTTCCATCCTCATCAAACATCAACCCATCGGCCATCGCTTCATTCCGGTGGTGCTCCTTGTTGTGGCAGTCTTGACAAAGCAGCTCAAGATTTTTCCAATTCAGACTTACATTTGGGTCTTTGATATTTTCCGGTGTTAGGTAAATCTTGTGGTGGACAATCTTTCCGGGACCACCGCACCTTTCGCATAGCCCATGCTTGGCAACAAAAAATGCGTCACGGCATTGCCGCCACGCTTTGCTTTTGTAGAAGCGCTTTGCCCAAGGTTTCACGCCAATCACCTTCAATGACAAAACCGCTGGTACATCCCAAAAGACAATAAACTACTGATACCATTTTGAACCATAAAGTAAGGCTAAAAGTCTCATTTTAGTCTCATCGCCAACCAAGCCGTTCGGCGACAGCATACACAATTTCGTCTCTCCACCGTAGCGCTGTGGCCCGGCTAACGTGCAACTTCAGCGCAATCCCCTCCCACGTCAACGTTTGCGGCTTGGTCCAGTATTTCAACCGAACCAACTCCTGTTTCTCCCGTGGCAACGCCTCATACACTGCCTCTATCGCCTCAACGATTCGCTCCAACTGCTCAATCCGCCGATGCGTTGCCAAGAGCGTTGCCGTCTCGCCGGTTGGATCTCCGGGCCAATTGCTACGACCGCCGCCACTCAAATCCGGCGGGCGGCTGGCGTGGAGAATGTCATTTTTGAGGCGGATGATCTCTTTCTTTGTCTCGTGGTAAGCATAAAGTTCACTTTCAATATGTTTGAATGTTCCGTTTTTAAGTTTGATTGCTTGTGACATTTTTTCCCTCCCTCACAACCAAAAGATCCCGGCATCCTGCCGTCCCGTCCTATCCCACACAAACCACGCATAATCCGTTGCGTCGGTCCGATTATCCCCGGTGAAACTCGGCCGCCTGCTCAACACGTGCAACGCCGTCGGTTCCCGTCCACTCCGCCACCAATCACGACGCCGTTTCGACGCCAGGAATGATAATGGCAACAACATTACAACGCAGTCGGCCAGTTCCAGGCTCCTGTCTATAAACTGCCGGGCAAGGCTGAACGGCGGATTGGTAATCACAAAATCAAACCGCCGCCCAAAATCCCACGTCAGAAAGTCCCGGCCAAGCGCAATCTCCGTCCACTCAATATCCGAAAACCCATAACGTTCCAACACCCGGATAATTGCCCCATCACCACGGCACGGCTCCAAGATGGCCGGACAACCCGGCCATCTCAGCCGCCGCACAATCGCCTCCGTACACCACTCCGGTGTTGGGTAATAATCACGCTCCCGCCTCACTGCTCCCCGATTGGTTGCGCTCATTGTTACCACTCCTGTGTGGCGCAAAATCTACGTACTATGCAAGAGAATACTTGCCATTAAGAATGTCATGCCAACTTAATCCGAATACTCCAAAGTAGATCAAGTCCATAAGTGTGTGTAAAATCCCTCGGTTAGATGAACTCAGCGTATTACTGTAAAGAAACACCTGGAATCTGATTGGAGTAACATCGGAGAAAAAATTACAAATTATGGTAGAGTAATTTGATTTACTCTATCTAAAGCTTTTTCACAATACTCTTTTGAAATGTCTATACCTAAAAACTTCCTGCCCAGTTTTTTTGCTACAGCAGTTGTTGTGCCTACTCCATTGAATGGGTCTAATATTACGTCATTTTTATAACTAAAAAGCTTGATAACTCTTTTAGCTAATTCCTCCGGAAACATGGCTGGATGCCCATATTTAGCCATGCCTTTTTCAGGAGCAATAGCCCATTTTGCCACGACCCATTTTTTAAACTCATCAGCGGAGATATCTATGTTATCTTTGCTACCCTCCTTTTTCAATGTTCCTTTACAAAATATCTCTAAAAACTCCCAAGTGTACTTTAAATAAGGATTCGATGGACTCTTCCAGCTTCCCCAAGCAGTATATTTGCAGTTATAATTGTTTTTCTCCCAAATTACTTCACCCTTCCAAATCAGTTTACGTTCCATGAAAAAATTGCTAATAATGTGATGAGTAGGGATATAGTCTGAAAATAATGGTTGGATGTTCACAATAATTCTTCCACCATACTTCAGAACTCTAATACACTCATCAAAAATTTTGAAAAGTTTATCAAAATAATCATCCCAGAAATAACCGTCCTTTTGAGCATCATATTCAAGTCCAAAATTATAAGGAGGAGAAGTGAAAATTAAATCTATACAGTTATCCGGTAAACCCTTTAGCACTTCCTCACTATCACCGCAGATTATCTTATCAATGAATTCATCTGGCAATTGGTTGTTCTGTTTTATATATTCATGGTCCTGCGTATAGAAATATTTTCCTCTTTCTCGCTCTTTTTGCTTTCTGTTTACAACCTTCTTCTCACTATCATAACCTACAAAAATACGTTTTCCTCCCTTAATTCCATAACTTCTTATGCTTTCTATAGCTTCTATTATCTTACTTATCACCTTATTACCAGATTCTAAATTCTTTAATTTATTGAAATCAACTTGATTAATATAGAGAGTAATTATATTTTCTCCAGTAATTTCGGCCCACATGTCTTCTTTTTTAAAGTTTTCAGATAAAATATTGATTGCCTCCGAAGCTTCTAAGGTTGATGAATAATCTATTTTGATTTCTTTGTAACCTATCACTCTAACCATACCAATCACCTTTCTGCACAAAATTGGTCTATTTTTCAGCTGATTAGACTGTCTAAGATCACGATCATGTTAGCGACGACAGCCTTCTCATGGATCATCACCCAGGCACGTTTCATCTTGATTCCTCCCGAGCTAGCCTGAAAGCCTCAGCATTGAAACTTACTGGCACATGCTGCCGCGAATACTCCGAGTACACCGTTTCCGGGAAGCCTTCCAGCCGGACGAATGCGTCATAGTTGCCGACAGATACGCTTCTGACGATGTATTCCTTCCCCGCTTCAAGTAGCCGGCGCATTGTCGGACTTGATTCGCGTTCGAGATAAGCACACACAACCTTTTTCCCTGGCCATACCCGCACACTTTCCCGCCGGAACGGGGTGATCATGCCCCGTTCCGCCAGTTCGATGATTTGACGGTCGTTGAGGATCATTGATCATCAACTCCTTCTTTTGACTGAAAACCCATCAGACGACCAATCGCTCCTAACCTTTCTAGTGGCAATGTCGGCGTTGATGTATCGGCACTTTTTTCATGCAACCTCGCCACGCACTCCGCATACCCGGCAATATCCACCAAGTTGTCGTGTTTATGCTGATAACGTTCCCTGGCAATTTTTAACAGAATCATCATTGCCCCGACATCTTCTGGCCGGATTGGGTAACCCAAATACGCCGACCACAACTCAGCCGTGATCGCAAAGTTGTCCTCCGGCACACCGTAAGAAGCCTGCCGGCTATAAACAACATTTTTGGCTTCGTCTAAAATGAGGCTCATTGCTCATCCCTCCTGTTCCATGTTCGACTGCATTGTTTACACAAGTAATACCGGCGGTTGCCAATGATTTTGAGCTGGCATAGCTCGTCCACTCGAATCGTTTCAAGGCATCCGTAACACTCATACATCTTTTTAGCCCGTACCATTTTCAGGCTGGGCCGTTCATGGAATCCGTACCTGACACGTCCTCGTGTCTCCACATACATGCCTTACGTGCCTCCTTTCAACGCTCAACGTCATAACCATTCGTAAACTCCTTTCCGGCGTTTGGGTGCGTCGGCACCCGGAAACTTAGCAACAAAGAATTGATGCTTTTCATCCCAGACAAGATACAACGTGACGGGAAGCGTCAACATGTCTGATAAATGCTCCTCAACAAAACGAGAACAATGACAAAATAGACCCCATTGCGTTTTGCGAAATACAAACCCATGTTGGTGTGGCGGAAGCGGCATCAAAGCCAGCGCCTTGTCCAACGTGCCAATTTTAAAGGCATAACACCCGTCTGGTTTCGGTTCGACCGTCTGTTTAACGATGTCAGCTGCCCGCGACGACAGGTACAATCCGCGTTCAGATACCCGCACGGTCAAAGTTTTTCGCCATTTTGAATATTTGCTGTCCGTTGCATCGTGCCATACAAACATAGATGGATCGTAATTCACTTTCAAATTACTCTGTGCTTTGGCCAATCCAATCACCCCGCTTTTTTCACTTCCTCTATCCGCGCCCGCAAGGCATCCAACAGACGGTCTTGCGTCGTCGCCTTGTTCTCCAAGGCTTCCATCACCTCCTTATCGATACCCTCCTGCACAACAAGATGGTGGACAATGACCTTTTGCTTTTGCCCTTGCCGATGCAGGCGACTCACAGCCTGCTGGTACAACTCCAAACTCCACGTCAGGCCAAACCAGACCACATGATTGCCGCCATCCTGCAGATTCAACCCGTGTCCGGCGCTGGCCGGATGAGCCAGAAGCACGTCAATTTTGCCCGCGTTCCAGTCGTTTTGATCTTCCGGCGTCCGCAACTCCCGCACTCGCAGACCAGTTTTCGCCAGCGCTCGTTTCAGCCTGTACAGGTCATGCTGAAACGTGTAGAACACCAACGCTGGCTTGCCGTTCAACTGCTCAATCAATTCTAAAAACGCCTCAATCTTGCAGTCGTGAATCTCATGCACTTGCCGGTCTTCGCCATAGACGGCCCCATTGCACAATTGCATCAACTTGTTGGTCAACGCCGCCGCGTTGGCCGCCGTGATCGTGTCGTCGTCCACGTTCAGAAGCATCTGCCGTTCTAACTCCCGATACATTCTGGCCGCCTTCGCATCCAACGCGACCGGGATGACGTTTGACACCAAGTCCGGCAGTTCTAAGTAGTCCTCGGCTCTCATGCTCACGCATATGTCTGCAATCTTCCGTTGAATGGCCTCTTCGGCCCCCGGCTTGGGCCTGTACCCGAACCCGTGATAGTTCGGCACAAAGTACCGCTCCCGGTAATGCGTCACGTACTTGCCCAAACGCTCGCCCATATCCAACAGATAAATCTGCGCCCACAAGTCCAGTAACCCGTTCGGCGCCGGCGTCCCAGTCAACCCAACAATCCGCCGGATATGTGGCCGAACCCACTTCATCGCCTTAAACCGCTTTGATTGATGATTCTTAAAACTCGACAACTCATCCAGCACAACCATGTCAAACGGCCATGCGTTTTTGTAATACTCCACCAACCACGGAACGTTTTCCCGGTTGATCACGTACACATCCGCCGGTGTATTCAACGCACGAATCCGTTGCGCTTGACTTCCCAGTACCGTCTGCACCCGTAACAGTCTTAAATGCTCCCACTTAGCCGCCTCAGCCGTCCAAGTCGATTCAGCAACCTTTTTCGGCGCAACCACCAGCGCCTTTCTCACCTGCAGGCGGTTGTATTTGAGATCGTTAATCGCGCTCAGCGTGATGACGGTTTTGCCCAAACCCATGTCAAGAAACAACCCGATAACTTCGTCCGTGATGAGCCGGCGGATGCAATAGCTTTGGTAAGCGTGCGGCTTAAACTTTTTCCGCTCTGTCACTGCCCGGTCAACTCCTGCACCAGCTTGTCCACCGCCTCAACACTATCGACGACCCGCACGTCACAACCCAACGCGCGAAGGCGGTTGATTTGCGCCTGCTGTAACTTTGTCGGCCGACGACCCGGCGCTTTTAGTTCGACAAACACCACCCGGCCGCCCGGCGTGATCACAATCCGATCCGGCACCCCGGTGTTTCCCGGACTAACCCATTTTGCCGCCCACCCGCCGGCCTCTTTGACCCGTTTTCGCAAATACCCCTCGATGTATCGCTCTTTCACCCCGTTTTTCACCTCTCGGCAACCAAAAATGTAACATTGTAACGTACCGCCTATATATTTACCCCGTACAAAGGGATTAAAGGGATTTAAGAGGATCATGTCCTCTTTATTCTCTTTATCCCCTTTGTTTTTTCCTTTATATAGAGATCAATGTTACAATGTTACAAAATAAGGAGAATGTAGTAATATCAAGGCTTTGAGGCGTAACATTCTTTGTAACATTGACCAGTGAGAATGTTACAATGTTACATTTTCCAAAAACTGGAATGTTACATTTCTCCGTCAATGTTACAAACTGAATGCGGACACATGCTTACACAATTTTGATATACCCCCTTCCTACCCCGTATGGACCGAATCGACAAGCCTTTTCCGACTTCTTCCAGCCCGGCAGGCGATCCAGAATGGCGTTGATCGCCATTACGTCGGTTCGCTTCATGTGTTTGAGATCTCCGCCGAGGCACTCGACCCAAATTTCGGCCGCGCACACGCGATCTCTCGCCACGGTTTGCACCCCGTCGGTTTGCATCCCGCCCGACCAGTACAACCGCCGCCGCTGGATGTCCCATTTCTGCCAGTCAACCGGGACAGGTTTCTCAACAAACTCAGCAATCATGCCTTCGCGCGGATCGCTCTCCCGGTGCCGTTCTTGTTGTCGGGTTGCCTCTTCGGCGACTTCCCCGGTCAGATATAACGGCTCGCCTAGACGCCAATATGTGACAGCTTCGGCCCAGATTTGATCGACTTCACCCGGCAGGTCGTTAAAGACGCTTTTAGACGGTTGGCGGATCCCAACATCCACCGGCCAAAAACGCCGGTTGCCTGTTGGATCTCTCAGAAACTCATCATTATTGGTCGTCCCGAAGAAGACGCATCTTCTCGGAAACGCCTGTGTTCGTCGACCATATGGCATCCTGTAGATGTCTTCCGTCTTGCTCAGAAATTGCTTTACGGCGTTGACTTCCGACTTGGACATTCCGGCTAATTCGCCGACTTCGATGATCCAAACGCCTTGTATGAGTTCCGATGCCTCTTTGCCCTCAAACGTCTGCAGGCTGTCAGAAAACCACTTCCTGCCCAACGTTTTCAGCAATGTGCTTTTTCCGATACCCTGCGGCCCGGCCAGAATTGGCATATAGTCGTACTTACAGCCCGGTCTCATGACACGCGCCACTGCCGCAACCAGCGACTTTCTGGCGACCGCCCGAACGTAAGGTGTATCTTCAGCGCCTAGGTAGTCAACAAACAGCGTGTCCAAGCGCTTTTTGCCGTCCCACTGCAACGATAGAAGGTACTCTTTTACCTCGTCGTATCGGTGTTTATGGCCGCATAACGCCACGGCGTCCGACACTTTACGCTCGCCGGTAATCCCGTAGGCTTTTTCGAGATAATGTCGCAAGCCCGCATCGTCAACGTCCGTCCACTCCCGGCGCTCGTTCCGGCTGTCCCACGGCAACGATCCCATGACCATCAAGCGGTTGGCAAACTCGTCATAGGCGATCCGACCCCTCAGCCACGGATCGTTCTCCAACACGATCAAGGCGTTGTCTGTCGAACTCTCCGGCTTGCCAGTCTTTGGGTGCAGTTTCAACCGTTTTAACCACTCATAATCCTCTTCCTCGGCCTCTGGCTGCGCACTTCCGGCCTGCACTTCGGCCGCAAATGCTTCCCGTGCTTCTTTGATTTTCTCTGCGTTGAGTAGATGCGCCACGGCTTCGTCTTCCAGCGCAAACTTAAGCATGCGCTGGTAACTCGGCAACTTTGACACTGGCGTGTCCGGCTTGGCCTCGTCGTCCAAGTCGCCGAATTTGTGCAATCTCACCAAGTCAAAAGCGTTGACCAGCTTTTGGGAGCAAGGATCCGTGGCGTGGTGTGAGTAGAGAAAACGGCCGTCGTCGTAGACCACCGCCCCGCCCGTGGTGCTTCCGCCCGTGTACGTGTAGCGAGAAGGCGGCACGTCGTCGTTGGCCGGCACGTAGACGCCCGGCAGGAATTTCTCAATGGCCGCGTGGATGTCGTACACCCGGCAGAACGCCCCGACGACGCCTTGTTTTTCGAGCGGATCGCCTTGCTTCGTCGCCAGCCTGCGCGGGATCTTTTCCGCCCCCGGTATCTGCGGCCACTCGGCGACGTTGCGCCAGTCCCGATACATAGCCAACACGCCGTCAGGATCGAGAAACGGCTTGTCCGCATAATGGAAAACGTACTCGCTGTCTGAACTGCACGACGGCCAGTACATTAGGCGGTGTACTTCGAAGGTGGACGGATCACACCATTCGATGCCGATGAGTTCGGCCACTTTCCGCGCAATCGGTTCGTACTCGTCCGGCGACACAGGCCGATAGAGTGGAATGATGACGCGCAAGCGCGGTTTGGCTGGCTCATGTTTGCGTGTGGAATAGACGGCATATGCGCACCCAAGCCCACCCAATCGGCGCAATGCTTCTTCGGTACCGCCGGCCGGGATGTTGTCCAAGTCCAGTGTGACAAGGCTCCGACTTTGGACGGCTTTCGCTTTCCGTCGATGCCCGATAAGCGACCCGCCGACAAAGCCGCCTACGTCTTTCAACTCGTCCTGTTCGGCTTTTGTCATTTGTTTGAATTGCGAGAATGTCTCAGCCGTTCGTGTTGGGACTTTCAGCTTGCTTAGAAACTCCGACCAAAACAGCGTTTGTGAAACCCAGTATGTCGATTTGCGGCTGTTGGCTGTAGTGATGGTAATCTTCGCGTTGTATTGTATTGTGATGTCGTGCAAAGGAATGACGTTACTCATGCGGCTCACTCCTGCGCTCAAAGATTGTTGACCGCTTTTGCGACCTCTTCGAGCGCCTCCCTGTTAATCACGCGGATAACGATGCCTTGCCGGCCGAGTGATTTGCTCTCAATCAACCCGGCCGCCTCCAATTTGTTTAGCAACCCGACGGCAACGGATCGCGACGTTGCTAAGTCGGCCGTGAGATACGACATGTTCACCTTGGCGCGGTTTGTGTCTTGGAGATGCTCCATGAGGGCTTGCAGGATTAGCCCCTCTGAATGGCTCAGTGTGTTTGCGATACGGTTCGTGTTGGTCTGTACGATCATTGCTCTCCCCTCCCGTTATCCTTTTTGGTAAAAGTCGGCAACAAAGCCCTCAGCGCCGAGTGGCAAGTCCGGCGCCCACGGCATCGGCTCGGCCATGAGCCGTTCAACGGCTTCGACATTGGCCGCGCTATCCGGCGTTTCGTTGACGATCTCGTCGTGGATGTGCATCACAACGTGATGTCCGTTCGCGTGCAGTCGCAACAACGCCTCTGCCAGACAGTCGCGCGAGATGGCCTGTACGACATTCTCCGTCAATTTTCCGCCATAGGTGCTTGTCGGCTCCCATTTGCTACCGTTTTTCACGTGGTAGTGCAGAGCCGCCTTACCAAGTTTGTTCTCAGCCAGGAACGGCTTCGGATAGTACAGTTTCCTGCCACTTGGCAATTGGATCGTAAAAAAGTCTTGCCCTGTGACTGGATCGTACTCTCGCGCGAGAATCAGCCCGCGAATGCCCACAGCTTGTCCGGTCTGCATCACATAGATCGCCGCGTTTTCCAACCCGCGCCACAAGTCCACGATTCGCCGGTTGGCTGCCCGCCAACGTTGGACGATGTCCTCTAACTCTTCTTTCGAAAGGCCCATGTCCAGCGCGCCCATCGACACAAGCGCCCCGACGCCGCCTTGATAACCAAGCGCCAGTTCGGCGATCTTGCCCTTTTGGCGCAAGTCAGACCCCTTTGTGATTTGTTCGATGGGGACGCCAAACATTTGGCTGGCCGATGCCTCGTAAATCTTGCCATGCGTCCGAAAGACTTCCAAACGCCACTCTTCCCCGGCCAACCACGCCACAACGCGGGCCTCGATGGAGGAGAAGTCACAGACGACCAGCTTGTGCCCAGGCTTGGGCACAAACGCGGTACGTATTAACTGCGAAAGCACGTCCGCCACGTTGCCGTAAACCAGTTGGATGTGGTCGACTTTGCGTTGTTTGACAAATTCCCGCGCCATGCCAAGGTGCGAGATGTTGTTGCGCGGCAGGTTTTGCACCTGCACAAGCCGGCCGGCCCATCGGCCTGTCCGGTTTGCACCGTAGAACTGAAACAATCCGCGAATCCGGCCGTCCGCGCAAACGGTGTTGACAATGGCTTGGTACTTTTTGACGCTTGTCTTGGATAGCTGTTGTCTAATCTCCAATACCCGTCGCGCCTTATCCTCGTCAACTTTGGCCAACAGTTTTTCGACCGTCTTTTTGCGTAAGTCTTCGACTTCTTCGCCGATCTCCTCAGACAACCACCTTGTCAACTGCTTGACGCTGTTGGGGTTATCAACCCCTGTCAGCGCGACGGCCTCTTGAATCAACTGGCTAGTCAACTGTTCGTTGATTGCCAGCGCCCCGTGGACAACGTCCATGTCCACGGCCACGCCGCGCAAGTTGATGACTTGATCAAGCCGCCATAACGCCCATTCACGCTCCGGCATGGGGAAGCGTTCAAGGCGTTTTGCGACCTCCATTTCTGTCACAACGTCCTGCCGGCAATATTCTTTAAATAACTCCCACTTTTCAGGTTCATGTTGCGGTAGTGTTCGCGTCCGGTTGCCGTTATTTTTAGTCGGCCTTTGCGGCACGCAAAACGTTCGAATCAGCGACAGCCCGACACTCAGTTTTTTCTTGTCCTCCGGTAACCCGAGCGCCTCTCCGACGGCTGAGAGTTTTCCCGGATAGCCTAAGTACATGCCGTGGATCATCGTACATTGCCACTGGTTTAACCATGCTTCCGGATGTGGCAGGTTAAAGTATTTTGACAGGCAATACCACTCAAAAGAGGCGTTATAAGCGTGTTTCGTCACTGTCGGATCGAACAATGCTTGGACAACGTGGTCTGGGATTTGCTCTCCTTGCGCCAGATCGATGACTTCGACTGGCCCCCAGTCGATGGAGTATGCGAAAAGCAAGATTTGAAAGTCAGGGGACTGTACATAGCGGTACAGCCCCGACTTTTTGAGATCCTCAGTGGAAAAAGTTTCCAAGTCGATGCTCATCCGGCGCGGCATGGTTAATTCAACCCCAATACGCCGCCAGACAGCGGTTTGCCTGTGATGGGATCAATGGCCGGCGTTCCATATGCTGGTTGTGGAGGAACTCCGTATGTTTGTTGTTGCACAGACGCGGTTGGCACTCCAGGCACAGGTTGTGATGCCATGGGCGGTACTCCGAACGCTTGGGGTTGTGCCGCTGGTGCGGTCGGCGTTGTCGATTGGACGTCAACAGGCGTAAACACTTGTTCCGCCAAGACGCGACCGCCGAGAGGCTCACCGTCCCGTAAAATTTGCACTGGCCCCAATCCGGCACCGATGCCCCGGTTACCATTTCGGTTAAATGCGAAAAATGTGATATGCACCCGCCCGTAGACACCGCTATAAACTTTTGTTTGATCGATAACCGGGTTCAGTGCCGCGTCTACAACCTGTTGCTGTTGCCGGCTGGATGCGGTAAGCACCCAGTGACCGCGACACTCCGGCCCGAACGGTTCGCCGTTGGGACGCGGTCCGTCGCCGTCGTGCAGTGGCGTTTTGATTTGCGGCGGTCGAACGCCGCCCCATTTTTTCTGCACTCCTTCCTCAATGGCTGCCGCAATGGCCTCTTGGATGCGTTGATACGTGGCCGTGTCCGTTTTCGGGATAAGGATTGTTACGCTGTAACGCGGCTCCTGACCCTCCGGTGCATATGGTTCAAACAGGTGAACGTAAGACAACCGAACTTCCCCAGTCACGACTTGCGTTTTCTTTAAGTTGGACACGCTTTACCCCTCCCTAATTAATTGCAGTGAATACGTCTTTCGCTTGGATCTGCGTATTGATCGCCGGCCGCTTGTCGCTTTCCGGCGCCAAGGTCGGTTTGCCGGGTTCGACGATGATAAACTGTCCGGCTAATTCGGCAAATTGCTTTTTGCCAAGCGCCTTTTCCAGTTGTGCGACCGATAGCGGCCGTCGTTCGTACAGGATGGCCTCGTCGATGCCGTTTGCAATGAGATGTTGGAAACAGGCGTCAATATCGGTATATTGACGGCTTGTCCGGCCTTCAACAGCTTTCCAGCCCGGCACATACTCGCCGTTCAGGATGGCCGCCAGCGCGTATTCCTCAAGATGCTTTGCCCAATCGGCGAGACTGCGTGCCCTGTGCAGGATTTCTCCGATTTCCTCGTTGCTCAATAAGGCTGGATCCTTTTCTTGGTACGGCTCAAGCGACAAGTAGTATTCCGCCCGTGCCCGGCATTGTGCTTTTGCCCGGCAGAACCGGCAGTGTTCGCCGACCGAAAACTCACCTTCGCCGCGATACGCCTGCGCCGCAATCGGCCGTACCCACTCACCCCAAGCGAGTAATTCCTCGACTGTGATCTCTTCTGACGTTATGGAATCCCGTCGAGGCTGGAAAATCGTCATGCGAACACACTTGATTGGGAAAAATAGCCTGTAGGTGTCCCAAGCCCCGAGCGCGTACAGGCGCATCTGCGGGTTGTTTTCGGCAGAGACAGCGACGCCGGTTCCGTATTTGAGATCGATAATGTGTAAGGTGTCGCCGCCAATCACGATACAGTCACCGGTCCCGAAACCCTCCGGTACCCATGCGGAAAAGTCCAGTCGCTTCTCTACTGCAATATACGGCGTTGACCGGAACGAGTGGATAATCTCCTGAATGTGTTCGATATATGCGTCTGTGTGCCGCATGATTTCTGGCCAGTAGGTTTCAGGATCACGGGCTTGTCCTGCTTCGTCGTACAGCGTCGTTGATTCCTTTAGCTTTTTTAACTCAACACTCAATTTGCGTTTGTTGATTGCTTTGAGTAAGTGACATTTCGCTTTGAGTTCAGCCACTGCATGCGCCAGCGTCCCTTCGGCCGCGTAAGGCGACCCGGTATCTGGGAAACGCTGTTCCAGCCTTGCGCTTGGTGGACAGGCCAGCCAGCGGTGAGCCGCACTTGGCGCAAGAAGCGCGTGCGGCCGCTCCGCCGCCGCGCTCATATTCTCGCCCCCAACTGCCGCAAGGCTGTTGCAAATGCGCCGTACTGCTCCGGCTTTAACTCCGTCAACGCTTGCACCCCGAATTGCGCTAGTAACGACATGAGTTCGTCTTTGCGCCCCGCATCCAACAGTGACGTTGCCGCGACTGCGAGTTGGTCATACGTATAAGTCGGTTCGGCCGTCGGTACGGCTTGTTCCGGTTGGTTCGGTATTGCGGCAGGTTGGGTAGATGTCGTGGTTTGCACCGTCGGTTCCGATGCGGGTTGTTGAATCGTCGGCATTACCGGAACGCTTTGTGGCGTTGCAACTGTCTGCGGTTGGGGTGTTGACGTCGGCATAAGTGGCGCTTGTGATTGCGCTGTAGGTTGGGCAGTGCTAGCGTTGGCAATTGTTGTTTGAGTTTGAATGTCTGAATGTGTTTTAATAAGCTCAAAAACCGTTTTTGCTAATCCGTCGATAGCGTTAAGCAAGCGTTCATCGGCTTGTAGCGTGATAATGATTTGTTGCATGCATCGCACTCCTTTCAATATTGGTTCATTTTTCAAAAAGCTGCGCTTTAATCCTCGTCGAATGTCCAAGCATCGTCATGGCACATTGCACCACAGTATTGGCAGACAATTGTTTCCGAAATCTGCATTAGGTTTTCACTGTTGCAAACCGGGCAAATATCAACCATACTAATCTCTCCCGGTAATGTGGTATATTAATGGTTAGGTAAATACTTTATTCAGTCCGCTTTTTCAGCGGGCTTTTTTATTTCATCGGGATAGTTGTGTTCCATTTGCCACCGCACTGGACTGTTCTCCGGTGCAGCTTCGTAGGTACAACGTGGACAAAAGTAGCGATCACCGCAATCGATACGGCTACCGGGTGCGATAGCTTGTCCACATTGTTCGCAGGTCCAGCCTCTCACCTCCTTTCACGCTCCCGTTCTGATAGGTAAGATGATGACGTCGATTTCGTTTTCCTCGTCGCTTAAAACAATCGGGTCAAGTTGTCCTTTCAGCTTTACTTGTAATTGCTTTGTTCCAGCATCTTTGAACACTTGCAAACCGTTCAACAAGAATTCAGCGTTCAAATTTACGTGGACCGTCTCAAGTCCGTTATATGGAGCGAAGATTGTTTGAAATTTAACCGAATCGTTTTCTAAATGCAGAAAGACGTTTATTCCTTCAATAACCAGTTTGATTCTTTTGTGGATTGGGTCATAATACTTAGCAATGTCGCGTACCCATTTGGCTTTTTGCAATGCGTCTTTGATTAAATGATTGTTGAGTGCAAAACTCGTTTTGAATTCAGTCGGAAAAACTCTATCAATATTTGGATATGGTTCATTAATTTTTGTGCCATCTATTGCACTGATAGTTACTTCTTCAAAATTGTGGGCGTTGCGAATTCTCAATGCGTAAAATTTATTCGTCACAAACACGCTACCATCAGCTGCGTAGTGGATACCTTCAAGAACGGGATGAGAGTTCTTCGCAATGAACTTCTTCGCATGTTTGTTAATAAGTGCCAACTTAGCGGTTTGTTCCATCAAATTACATCCCTCCATTCCTGCACCGCCATCGCCAACTGCTGCTCAAACCAGCCGCGCATGACGGTGATTTGTTTGTCGCCACAATCGAGCTTCACTCCATATGCGTGGTGGAGATCCGACAACATCCTCTCCAGTCGCTCCCGCCGCACATCGGCCGGGCCGTCGAGGATGCTTCTGAGACGACGTGTCCAGGCGGCCATTTCGCCGGTGGTCATGTGGTATCACCTCCTTCGCAATATCTACGTATTATGCAGTACCAACTTTGCTCCCAAGATGTTTGGCATTAGCTTGAAAAACCGCCTCTGCAAACCCCATCGGCGTAACACTTCGCAAGTTCCCCCTATCCTTAGAAGGCGGCATAAGGTGCATCTTCGATCCTTCCACAGGCGGAACTGGTTTCTTAGGCGGCATAACAAACCCATTCCCCACCCATAAACAAGTCTTCTTTGTGTAGGCATCGCCAGGCGGGTCAAGGTATCCTCCATAATCGCACGGATCAAACGTGTAATCCGGCTTCCGCCAATACGTTGATAAAGTGCTGACGGGGTTTTCAATCATGTAAGGAGCTCCAGACCATTCACAAA